GTTTCAAAAGAAGATTGATGAGAAGCTTCAATACCAGAACACTCAGAGAATCCGATAACGATCATGGGAGTGACCTTTGGGTCCTCCCGTGTTTTTAGGAGTTAGTTATGAAAGCCAAGAAAAAAGTCATCAAGCATCTTAAAGACGACATTGAAACCTTTAAGCACGAAGCTGCAGAAGATAAAAAACTCATTAAAAGCTTAGCGAAGAAGAAAAAGCCTGCTAAAAAGAAAATGAGCAAGGGCAAGAAGAAGATCAAGCGTGTAATGCGTGAGGGGATCGAAGGTAAATTGCACTCAGGAAGCAAGAATGGACCAATTGTAACCAAAAGACCGCAAATGATAGCAATAGCTCTTTCTGAAGCAAGAAAAGCTGGCGCTAAGATTCCTAAAAAGAAAAAGTGATTAACTGTATCGGCCATGGTAAAATATATAAAGTTTTAATTTTATAAAGGATATTCATGGCCGATAAAAAAATGATACTTGCCACATGCCCTATTTGTTTAGTACAAAGAAGCGTAAGAGCCGATGGTGCCGGAAAGCTTTGCAGGACTTGCAGAGCAAATGAAAATCACAAGTCTAGAAAACCTATTAATATAGTTGGTTTAAAGTCGGGCAAATTAACAGTCATTGAATTTTCACATAAAGATAAAAGTCTTTTTTGGAAGTGTTTATGTGAGTGTGGTAATAGTTGCGTTATACAGGGCTACAGATTGAAATCAAATAAAACTAGATCATGTGGGTGTATAGTTGCAACCAAAGATGGTCTATCGACTTCTGGTACATATAGATCTTGGAAAGCGATGCTGGCAAGATGCTATGATTCAAATAACAATAGATACAAAATTTATGGTGGCCGTGGTATTGGAGTTTGTAATAGATGGCGCGACTCATTTAATAACTTTTTATTAGATATGGGCGAACGACCAGATGGATTTTCGTTAGACAGAATTGATAATGAAAAAAGTTATTCAATTGATAATTGCCAGTGGGTAAGCGTTAAATCGCAAGCAAACAACCGAAGAAACAACTTTTTGATTACACATAAAGACAAATCTTTGACATTAAAGCAATGGTCAGAGCAAACAGGAATCAATCCTGGAACTATTAGAAAAAGAATTGTAGATTTGGGATGGAGCCTTGATAAGGCGCTAAGCAAGAAGAAAAAGTAGACTATAGTATTGCCCCCGAATTGCCTGCTTCTTGGGCACTCTGAGGACTCCCTTCCTTTCGGGGGCAATATCTTGTTGGATTTTTAGCCAAAAATGATGCAAACTATGGTGGATTTTCAACCATTTTAAGGGAGAATGTTGATGTCTAAAGAGACAATGGGTAAAATCGCCTCCGATTTAATGCAAAAAACCCCCGATTCACTAGATCCAATTGAGATTCAGCGCGCAACAGAAAAAGAATACCTAGACAACCTTATCTGGGCTGTTGAACATGCGCGTAAAAAGGTCGACTGCTCTCATATAGAAGGGCATGATTACTGCAAACAACGCGAACCATTTGATGGCGACTTTTATGTAGCTGCGCTTTTGAAGAAAGAGAAGCTTTTACAAAACGTATTGCGCAATTACTTTGTTCCTACTCGTTCGTGCCCAACGCCACACTTTGATCAGACGGTATATAAATACCATGCAGGTAAAGGCGACATACAGTTCTTGTGGGTAGTTCCTGATCAAGAGACCTGCGAAACGTTTCGGGAAAACATAGACAAAATTGTCCCTGAAGAGCGTGGATTGTTAAAGTTTATTCTTGATTATTATGACGGAACATTGTTTCAATACGCAAAGCACCTGAACGGGGAAAAGAGTATTCCTGGAGTAGCTTTAGAAGGAAAGTCTAAATGAAAATGTCGACCACAATGAGCAAACCATTGAAAAACAATAGTTACTATTCTGGTATGCAAGGCGGAGAAGCGCCTGATATCGCGATGCCAGACTATAATGAAACAGCGCCTATCGCTAACGCTGTACAAGATCCATGGCAGGCGCATCCGCAGGTAGCCCAACCAGAGAATCCTTTTGGAGCAGTGCCAGAAGAGCTTCCGCAAGATGTGCGCAAAGCCATGCAACCTCAAGAAGAAGTTGAACAAGAGCAAGAATCAGTAGACCAGGAGCCCGTTGAAGAAGAAGTTGTGCAAGATGAACAACAGGCACAAAAAACGCACAAGTCTGCCAAGACTGCACAAGAAAGCTTTCGCGATGTTCGCGCTGCAAAAGAACGAGCAGAACGTGAACGCGATATTCTTATGTCCCAAATGCTTGAGATGCAAGCCAGAATGCAGCAAGCGCAACCGACTCAGCAACCAGAGCCGGTAGAAGAGATGCCAGATATCGATCTTGATATAGATGCAGATTCACTTGTTGAAGGAAAGCACGTTAAAAAACTTGCTTCCGCATATAAAGCTATGCAAAAACAAATGAAAGAATACCAAGCACAGACGCAAGCTTTGAGTATTGAAACACGCATCAAAGCTCAATATCCTGATTATGATATCGTAGTATCTCGCGAGAACGTCGAGTTGCTTAATGAGCAATTCCCTGAAATCGCACGCACTCTTCGCGATACGCCTGATCTTTATAACAAAGCGGCTGCAGCATACTCGGTCATTAAGAACTTTGGCATTCATAAAGCAGCAGCTCCTGCATATGCCCCTGAAAAAGCTAAGGCTATCGCTAATGCAGCTAAACCGCGTCCCTTGGCTTCGGTTGCACCTCAACAAGGCGATAGCCCGCTTTCTAAAGCGAATGCGTTTGCTAATGGCATGACAGCAGAGCTTAAAGAGCAGTTGCGTAAAGAGATGTATGCCGCTCGCAAATCGATGTAATTATGATTGAGTTGTACACCATTAAAGTATCTTGGGAGAACACTATGTCACTACGCCAATCGCAAGCGATATTTATGCTTAATGTTGCAAAGTTGATTGTCAAAATGAATTCCGAAGGTTTCACATGTACCTTTGGGGAAGCATTTAGGACTCCTGAGCAAGCTGAGATTTATGCAAAGTCTGGCAAAGGGATTAAGAATAGCCTTCATTGCAAGCGATTAGCGATTGATATAAACTTGTTCTCTCCAAAAGGCGACTATTTGACTACAGTGAAAGACCACGAGCAGTTCGGTATGTTTTGGGAAACTCTCCACCCCAAAAACAGGTGGCTTGGTAGGTTTGCTAAGGGGGACGCCAACCATTACGAAATGACTGAATAACGTTCATGTATACTCACATATGATTCTCTGTTTCATACCAATAAGATCCCCTTCCCTCGGGGATCTTATTGTTTTTTATTCCATAAAACTGGACGCTTTCTTCTGTTAGCGCTGTTCTGTTTTGGAGTGACCCATCGGCAATTTTCTTTATAGTATCCATCGTTGTTGTTTATGCGATCTATTTGTTGCCCCTCTGGCCTTACTCCCATATCTTCTAAAAAGTTTTCAAAACTATTAAGCCATCTATCGCAAACCGTTATGCCTCTTTTAAAATAAAACTCAGATTCAGGATTTTTACATCTTCTGATCATGCAACGCCACGTATTATAGGTAGGTGATCCTTCAAACCCATGTTTTGTTACATTGCATAAATGACACTGTTTTGTTTTCCCAAGTTTTAAACGCGACGCATCAATAATTAACTTTTGCCCGCATTCACATAGGCATAGTAATTTTTTACTTAATCTATTATTGGGCTTTTCTTCAATTACTAACCATTTTCCAAATCTTGCCCCAATCATTTTTGTTGTATCAATATGGAATTCCTTATTTCTGCATTCTCGACATTGAGATGATCGGCCTTGCTTAAGGGTGTCTGATCTTATAATTTGAACTTTTCCACACTCGCACAAGCATTCGTAATGTTTTGCCACAGAAGTGCTTTTCTTTTCCTTTTTTACCTGCGAAAGCACGGTCCATTTTCCAAATTTTAATCCGATCATTGCATAAATCTTTCATTTGAGGATATAATCTTTTTAACGCAACTAGGGAAGTCGTTAACCCTAAATCTTAGGCGCAATTCAAGTCTCGCCAACTTAGGTAAGTTTTTTTAAACACTCTTATTTAAGGATAGCTTATGGCAATAACAACCACAAGTTCCCTAGCGTAGTGGGGAATTAAAATCTTCTCTGATAGTCTTGGAACTCTAACCGGGTAATGCCGAAGACAACAAGGAGCAAGCAGCGAAAGCGTGCAGCTTGAACGCAGTAAGCGAGAAGACATCGAAAGATGATGCGGTACTCTGAACTTTATGGAAACATAAAGAGGTGGACTGAGAAGATCCACCCGCTTAGAAATAAGTCAAAAAGTAACAGAATGTCCAGCTCCAGTGCAGCAAAGCTTTAGTTATAAGCTTTTGGCTGTACCAGTGCCTAAACTATAAATATTGGGCACTTTAAATTTTCCCTGATGGACTTGGAACTCTGACCGGGTAATGCCGAAGACAACAAGGCGCAAGCAGCGAAAGCGTGCAGCGTGAACGTAGCAAGCGGGAAGACCATGAAAATGGATGCGGTGCTCTGAACACTATAGAAATATAGTGAGGCGTAAGTAGAGAAAGCGCCCGCCACGCGAGTGGTTAGTAAGCAAAAGCTGAAAGTAACAAAATTTGAATATGATCCATTAAGATTTGGTGGATGTCAAATCCTTGGTAATTGACTTGGACCCCTAAGGCGCAAGCTATGGCAACAAGGCGCAAGCAGGAAACGTGCAGCGTGATCGACTAAACCCAGGGACTTCGTAAGAAGATGTGATAGTCAGAACTCTATTCGAAAGATAGAGAGGGAGATCCGAAGAGGTTTCCCCGCCTAGCAATAGGTCATAAAGTAACAGAATGAAGATCCCTGCTATGTTAAAGAACATGCCTCGTAATGGTGGTACAACTTTACGTATGCGTCGTTACAATCCATTAGCAACAGCTATGGTTCCACTTGGAAATAGTGGCGTAACTCCCCCAGCGCAAAATTTAACGGCTATCGACATAGACGCTAAAATTTCTTTCTATGGAACATATGTGATTTTGAATGAGCAAGTAACATTGCAAAACCAAGATCCAGTTCTTAATGAATGCGCAGCACGTCTTGGTGTATCTTTACGTCAAACTGAAGATCAACTGACTCGTGACATGCTTGCTGGTACAGCGGCGTTTATTAACTGCACAGGCGGTGTGAACGGCGATAACCCAACTGAACTAACTCGTTCTGATGTTGATGATGTGGTACGTGCGTTACTTGGTAACAACGCGTATACAATCTTAGACAACATCGAAGGTGAAGATAAGTTTGGTACAGCTCCAGTTCGTGATGCTTATTTTGCGTTATGTCATACTGACTTAACAAAAGATATGGACTCTGTTGATGGCTTTATTCAAAAGAACCAATATCCATCTCCTATGAATGCTTTGCGTTCTGAGTGGGGCGCTATTGGTAACTTGCGATTCCTAGTGTCATCAATCGGTTCAATCACGCAATCAGCTTCAAATTTAGGCGCGAATGTGTATAACATTTTCTGCGTTGGTATGGAAGCTTATGCTTGTATCGAACAAGATGGATACTCTGCACAATTTATTTACCGTCCACCGATTTATGATGGACCATTAGCGTTGAACGCTTCTGTGGGTTATAAATTCGCTGAAGTGCCACGCATTTTGAACGATTTATGGGTATTAAACCTTCGTTGCACATTAGCTTAAAGGAGACCTTATGGATAACACTATAATTCAACAAGGTAGATTTACCTCTGATGGCAGCGCGAAGATTTTACAAATTCGTTCTGATGTTGATTGGATGAAAGTTTATAACGTGACTGTTGCGGCAGCATCTCAAACAACTGCGGTTGGTGTTGAGTATTACTGGCAACGTGGTTTCCCTGCTGATGCTAAATGGTCTTATTTTAAGTCTAACGCAGCAGCTGCGGCTAACTTGTCTCAATACATTACTTCAAACGGTTTTACACTGATTGATAGTTCTGTTACAACTCCTGGTACATTGAATGCTACAATTACTGCAATTTCAAACGCAGCAATTCCAGTAGTTACAAATACAGGAACTAACGGCTTATCAGCTGGTGATGTTGTTCGTTTGATTAACGTAACTGGCGCTCAGCAATTAGGCGGATTTGATTTTACTGTTGGTCACAATACTCTGTCTGCTACAACGTTCAGTTTGGACTACATGTCACAAATCGTTGCTGGTACAACAGGGTCTTGGAGAAAGATCAATTTTGATCCAATTTTCTACCCACGCCGTCGCTTCATCACTAAGATCACTAAAGCAACTCAAGCTGTTGTTACCTTATCGGTAACTCATGGTTACAAAGTTGGTCAAGTGGTTCGCATGGTGGTTCCAGCTGCTTATGGCATGGTGGAAATGGATGGATTACAAGCTACAATCGTTGCGATTAACACAACAGCAGCTTCTGGTAATACAATTACCTTAGATGTTGATTCAAGTGCATTCACAACATTCGCTTGGCCATTAACTGCTGACGTTCCATTCACTGCTGCGGAAGTTGTTCCAATGGGTGAAGATACTGCGGAAGCATTGTCATTGGCTCAAGATATTCTATCTGATGCTACAGTAAATACAGGTTATATTGGTATGAAGCTCGCTGGTGGCGCAAGCTGTCCAGGTGGTGCTGCATCTGATGTAATGTACTGGGTTGCTGGTAAATCATTCAGCGTAGATAATCAGTAATATATCGGGGGAGATTCGTCTCCCCCCTTTCATAAAGGGAAATCATGACTACTCAAGAAGCAAAAAAACAAGCTAAGCCTCAAAGTGAATCGGTAAAAGCTAATCTTAAATTTCAGCGCGATAAAGACCGCACGCCAGTGAGAGGAATATTTCGTTTTCACGAAGTTCCAGGCGGACAAATGGAATTTATGTTTAAGAAATACAAAGAAGATCCATTAGAGAAATTTTCTTTAGCTGATGGCCAAGTGTATACAATCCCATTGGGCGTTGCAAAACACTTAAACACTAACTGCGCATATCCTTCATACACATTCAAACAAGATGAAGCTGGAAGACCACAAACGTCTATTGGCGAAATGATTCGTCGCTGCACCTTCCAATCACTTGAGTTTGTTGATGTTGAAGGCCTACCTGCAACCAAATAAGGAATGACCATGCCTACACTTGCTCAAACGAGACCTGTATTTCAACCGGCAATGCGCATAATTTCGGCTATAACCAACGCAAACCCAGCAGCAGTTACAACGACATTCGCGCACCAGTATCGCACCGGTACGATTGTTCGTCTTGATATACCGCAAGGGTATGGCATGGTTCAAGCCAACCAGTTATTTGGGCCAATTACGGTTACGGGTACAACTTCTTTTACCATTCCTATTGATACTACTTATTTTGATGTTTTTGCAGCTCCAGCTTCGTATCCACAAAGCTATCAAAGCGCTCAGTGCGTGCCGATTGGTGAATTATCTGAAACATTATTAGCCGCCACTCAGAATATCCTTCCTTATTAAAGGATTTGCATGTTTAGTATGGACTGCTTTTTTTGTAAAAAAGAATTTAAATATACTCCGACTCCATCCAGGCCAGGAAGAACAAAATACTGTTCTATTCCTTGTCAAAGAAAGGGCCGTCCACAAAATAGCTGGCGGTCCATGACAAATGATGAACAGATAAATCGCATGAAAGAAAATTTTAATTTGCGAGTTATAAGGCATGAAGATGCATGTTGGGAATGGTCAGGATCCTTTAAGGATGGGTACGGTACAATAAAAAAACATAAAAAAAATTATTTAGCGCATAGATTTTCTTGGGAGCAATCTTTTGGCCCCATTCCTAACGGACTCTATGTGTGCCATTCCTGTGATAACAGACAATGTACAAAACCAGGCCATTTATTTTTGGGCACCCATAAAGACAATATGGCAGACATGATTGGTAAAAAAAGGAATCGTGGCGCTACTGGAGAAAATAATAGAAGTGCTGTTTTAAATGAAGAATTAGTGGCAATAATTAAATACATGCTTTTGAATAATAAGTCGCCATCTTATATTTCAAACAACCTTAATGTATCTCGAAATGCTATATATGCGATAAAATATAATCATACTTGGAAGCATGTTTTGCCAGCGATAAATCCCGTGTTAAAGTTAGAGGCGACATAACATTATAAATTTGGGAGTTGAAAATGGCAGTACCTACTGTAGCAGACTCTTCTTTACAG